CTACAGGTGCTTCTGGGTCAATCATTTCGTCCTTGGGTTTACCGCTGCGTTGCCAGTCTTGCTCGACACGGCTCATTGCGTTCAAAACCATTCTCATTGTTTGTGATCTGACGTTCATAGTTAATCCTGATTGCATTGGTAGCAGGTATTTGTCATGTCGCTCATAAGTTCAGCGCCGCAACGCTCGCAGGTTTTGCGAAGCATTAGCTTGTGTGCTGCGTTGATTGCTCGGCTATGCGCTGACTCATGTGTGACTTTCGGCTCATCCACCCTGCTCAGTGCCTGCTCTGGCTTAGGTGGATAGTTGTTGCTGCTGCAAGCCACGCACTCGTAAAGTACGGCGGCTTTACACTCGGGGCAGGTAGGCCCCTGCTCAATCTCTTGCCCAAGGTCAGCAAGTTTCTTTAGCGCCGCCTCTTCAATCATCCGCTTGTACCCGATAACCTCTCCTTCAAGCTCATGGATGCGGTATTTCAAAGCGCGGATGTCTCCGTTCTCAGGCTGTGCTGCTGGCGGGGTGGTGTAGAGGGGGAATAGTGTGCCTTCAACTGCATCACTAGGCGCGTCATCAAAAGTCAGGATGTCAACGCTTCTACCTTTTTTGACGTAGCAAAACGCAAACGGCTCCTGCTCTGGCTGCTCCAGCGCGGCTTTCAGGGCGGTGATGGCATCACGTTGCTCACGCCAAAAGTCGTCTTTGTCTGCGCGTTCCAACGCCTCCAGTGCCTGCTGCATTACTTCTCTGTCAGTCATGTGTTTCCCCTTGCTCTGATGCGCTCACCAACTTCCTCATCCCAGACGTTGTGGTTGTCAAACATTGCAGCGCATTCCTCACGTTCGGCAGCGGCAACTAACGCAACAAACGTCTCCAACTCAGTCTCTGTAAACAGTACGCCATCATGCCGCCCCATGAAGAGCACGGGGTATACAGCGCCAACAGAGTCTGCTAGTTCTTTGGTTTTTTCTTTCACGTATTCCCCCTTGCTCTGATGGCAGTTGCCGCGTGACTTGTACTAAACCCGCACATGATGCAGCCGCCATCACCGCGTCTGGCAAACGGAACCAGTTCAGGCACTGCGTCAAACATCTGCGCTATCGTCTCGCGTTCGACAGCCGCACCTTTCGGCATACAAAACTGTTGGCACGTAGAAAAGTTTCCACAACAGGGCTGCGCCATTACGTAGGCGGCAACAAGGTTGGCAAAGTGTTGAAGGATTTCCCATTCGTAATTCAGCAGTGTGTCAAGAGGTCCGCACACTCTCCCGATGTCACACTCCCGCGCCAGCTTGATGATGTCGTCTTTAGTCATGTCAAGTACCCCACAAGGAAAGCAAACGCTGCCAGCGAGATCGTGGTGATCGCTACCGCAATGGTTAGTGCAAGCCAGTCGGGTTTGTAGAGGTCTTCGATCTCGTCGTCTTGGTTGTGGTCGTTCATGCTTCCCTCGCTTTCAGCATTGCGTCTGCCATTGCGTAGGCCAGTCGGGCAATGTCGCTATCCGTTAAAGGATCAGGACCACCACTTCCGTCAGGCTCTGTTACGTGGTCAGGACAAGCGTAAATACCCTGCATTGCCTTCGCCGCGAAGTAATCGCGCAGGGTCATGCCTGAGTCTTGAAAGTGACATTCTTTGGATGGGTGCAAGCCCGGAAACGCTGGGCCTCCTGTGGTACTCATGTCCGATTCCCCCGGCTCGGCAGGCTAAACGCCACAAGGCTACCCTCGCGTGGCACCTGTGCGGTGTAGTCACCGTCACCCGTTTTGTACTTGCCGCGCTGCCAGAGGTTGTTCTCTGCTGCCTTGACCTCGCCAGCCAGCTTCTCGCGCTCAACGTATGCACCCATAATTTCTTTAGTTTTTCGGTTCAGTTCCAAGCTGGCGTTAGCTTCATGATCAGAAGGGGATAGAGTCATCATCATTGTCTTTTGGCAGGCCTTGATACTCTTTCGGCTTTGGGTCATTCAAGTACGCCCAGCCATCCCACCCACCTTCACGCAACGGAATAACGTCCAACTTGAGCATTTCCCCCCGTTGCGTCTGGATGATTGAGCCAATTCGCTGATAGCGGTTCTTTTGCTGGCCCTGGCCGTTGGTGTATGTGCCGACAACGCAGCTAATTTCTTTAACGATTGCCATGATGTCTTTCAGTAAGTATGTTGATTGCTAATTTCTTGGATAACCTGGTCATAGTAGACCCTGGCTGCTTCGACTTTGGTTCTGATCTTGTCTTCCATTACCGAGTCTCGGACATACGGCACGACAGTCACGCGCAGTTCCCGATTGATGTGGTCAACATTGTGCAAATGCTTGCTTTCGTAGCCAATCAGATCCGCAGGAGTGCTGACCAGGCAGTAAGCAATGTCTGCCCGTGGCTTGTCCCAAAGCCACATATAAGCGCGTAGCTGCCATTCGTAACCCTTGTCTTCGCCCTGATCAGCCAGCACCGGGAAGGTGGTCAGACACCAACTTGATTTGATGTCAATGATTCGGTCGTCAGCAACAATGTCTGCCTCGCCGGTAATCCAGGCGTTGTTTCTGCGCTCAGTGTTTTTGCTGTGGCTAGTCAGGTGGACAGCGTTGTACAGGTCAATGGATTCATCCTCAACCTGGATGCCCTTGTCCATGTACTTGCTAGTTACCCGTTCGTCGTAGCCGTAGACAAATTCTTTTGCCAGCTTGGTGACGTAGGTCTTAGCCCCGACAGACAATTCATCTTTGCCCTTGCCGTCAGTCATGATTGCGCTCAATGCGCTGGCTCTAAACAAGATGCTCATAGCGTTGCTTTCTGTAAATCTTTGGCCTTAGTGATTCGATCTCGCGCTTCTTGATCATTACCAACAGTCTTGATAGCCTTGAAGAATGCTTCTTTAAGCAGGTCGTGCGTATTGGATTCGGCAATGTCATCCAGAAGCATATTGATAGTGGCGTCTGTCACTTTGGGTGTTGGCTGAGATTGCACAACATGGGTGGATGCATCCGCGTCATTGTCTGATTCAGTGGGAATGCTGAACGCCTGGAACGCTGCGTATTTGTAAGCTGCGCTCATCGCTTTGTTTGTGGCCTTGTCGCCGCTGTCCATTGCTTCGCCAAAGGTCTTAACAGTGTGTTTGCTGCCATCCTCTGCCGAAACAAAATCAAACTCAACTTCAACGGTCACATAGAACAAAGCTGCCCCGGCCTTGCTGGAGCGTTCTACGCATTCCCTGGTCAACACTCGCGGCAGGATGCAAAGCCCATGTTTAGCCAGGAGTGGGCTGATCGCGTTGTAAACATCGTCAATGCCGCGGAATTTGTAACCAGACCCTTGCGAGTTGGTGCGATCTTTCGTGATGCCAATGGTTGACAGTTCTGTCTGCACGGCATTGATTGCTTTATAAACTTTCATGATGTTGTTTCCTTGATTTCCAATGGTTCTTTGTTTTCAGCAAACAGGGTAATTTCTGTTCTGTTGCCTTTGTCATCAGTGACGATCAGCTTGCGCCTCCAGAACAAACTTCCTGAGCTGGTGGTCAGTGCATTTGTCTCGGTCAATTCGAGCGTCATAACCTTGTGAAGCATGATGGTTGTCATTTTTATTTCCTTTCGTAAGCAAGTTCAATTTCAAGTTCTTTGATGTGTTCGACTGCGTTAGCCAGCAGGTACGACATTTCCCGCAGCTTGCTATGCAGCATTCCAACCTCAAACGCCAGCCGGTCAGCCGGGTCAGCGCCTTCGTAAGCACGGTTCGCAATGTCCGTAATCCCGGACAAGATATCTTCGATCTTCACAATTGCACTTTCTGAGTCTTGTGACCCCGTTTAGTAAAACATTGGACAGCGCCGTTTTCCAGCTGCGTCCATCCTGCGTTCTCGCCACACATTGCCTGTGCAGCCTTCTCAAACCTCGCCAGAGCCGCTTGTTCGCGCTGAGTAGCCTTGGCATCACTTGCCGCATCAATCGCAGCTTGGTGGTCACTAGGGCCGTCTAGCAGGTATGCCGTAGACAAGACCAATGCTGTTGCTACTGCCAGCGTCCAGTTGATTGCATGATTCATACTTCACCCCTTCCTTTGCATTGATAGCACGTAGTACCCTCAGGCATCCCTTCACCAGATCCGCTACAGGCAGGGCAGATACCCGGCTCTGGCTCACATTCATAAACCCCATCATTCGGAACCGTAAAGGTTTCGCAGCTTCCGCTTTTAGTGGCCGAGGCTTGCATTTCAACCATTGGCGGGTTTCCGTTACCCATGGATTCCTCAGCTTCGCTACACCACGCCTCCTCAGCTTCGGCGCCAGTGTCAAAATTGTGGTCTTCATTTTGAGTGGCAAGAATCCATTCTTTAATGTAATTCCAGCCTTTGCTGTTGACGCGCCTTACAGGTAATTCACCATCATCAGGCCCATCGTCAGCCATCAGTCTGGCTTCGTCTCGCGCATCTTCGCGTGAATGATCGTCGTAATTTTTTGGCATGATGTTCTTTCAGGGGCCGAAGCCCCGTTTTGTTTTAGTTGGTCCTGGCTGCTGCGGCAGCGTAGAGAGGATGGTCAGCAAACAACACGACCCGGCCTTTTTCGAAGTAATCAGTCATTGAATCTGTTTCGTTCACGTACTCGTCATTGAAGATGCGACCCAAAGCGCGGTCATAGTCTTTAGCGTAGATCGTTACGCATTCGCGGCCATCGGCGCGGGTGTACTGTGAGTAATAAACGCGAGCTTTGTCAGTGCCGTTTGTTACGTTGAATTTGTTGAACTTGATCATGATGTTTTCCTAAAAAGACCCCTTACGATGTGCTGGGGATTGACGCTATTGTATACCTAGCTAAACTGCTGTAAAGCCTTTTTTCAACTATTTTTATCTTTTTTTCTAGGTACTTTCCCTATGTTCATGTGTTAAGCCTGCTATACAATGCTGCCATGCAACCTGACCTAGACACAATCATTGCGAGAGCTGGCAGCAAGACTGCACTTGCAAAGCTGCTCGGCGTGACCA